ATGCTTTAATAGACAAAAGAAAACCCACGCTGGGTGGGTTGTATGGAGTTTATTATGAGCAAGAACATTGCTGTTATACCAAAAGGTACTAAAATTCAAATTATGGGTTGTTCGTACATCTTACAAGAAGATGCTCTTGTTGATGGAGATCAGGCTATTCTTGAAGCCACCCTCAAAGCGCAAGAAAACTTCGATAATGGTGTTGGTGTAGTAGGCGGGCATGGACTCAAGAATGCAACCAATTAAGGGTTTCTCTAGGAATATTCCATGAAGCCCAATTTTCTGGCTTAACCTCGATCACAAATAAAACATCATCAGAATCAATATAGTTTTTAAGAAAATCCCTAACTTGTTCAGATGTTTTGGTTGATGTGATGATCCATTGTGATCGAGTTGGTTTCGCCCAATTATCACCAGAAACTTTTTTTATTCCCTCAATAATTCTGGAGTAATCTTTTGATTTAATAAGATCATAAGTTACAGAATATACAGCCATTTTACTTCTCCACCCGATCTAATGCTGTGTCGGGTTCACAGTGAGTTTATAGATATGAGTAAAAACAATTTAACCTTTTGTTTGTCGATGTCGATGTTTAGCTTCTCAATGGCTTTCTCTCTTCAAACAATGAAAAGTAATTTCATTTCCCCTTTCTTTCTGTACCTCGCATCTGGAATATTCTTGGTTATTTTGCTTAAAGGTCTTATTAATCGAGTGAGTGTAGACAAAATTAAGGATGACTAAAAACGTAGTAATAATGAACTTCCACTCTTGAATAAAAAAATTGTAAGCCCACCCTATGGGCCTAATAAAATAGCTTACCAATTTAGCAAGGGGACTTCTATAAGGCTCTCTTATAACTGTGTCAATACCAGTTGCAGGGTTGCTATCAATTAGTCCTGGATCTCCTTTGTACCAAGCCTTAATCTTTTTTATTAATTCTCCAAACATATGTTATTCTCAAACTATCAATTATCTTGTGATATTGGTGAGCGCAACGGCTAATACGGCAGTATTGGCAAATCCAAGCCTAGGAAACTTGGATGGAAAGACCGACTTATCATCGGTCTTTTTTTATTATTTAATTTTCTGCCCCAACTTTCCTTCTTTTACCAACTGCACAACCTGCTCATTAGTAAGCACAGGAATAAAGACTTTATCGCCGATATCTTTGGAAAGAATCTTCACTTCTTCGGCTGTTAGCACCAAAGCTTCACCATGTTTCGCAGCATCATTGATGCGAGCAATAATCTGATTGATTGGTAGTTTTGAATTGTCCATAAGTCTTCCTGTGATTAATGCGAATAAGGATGTTCTTGTCTGTGCTGACTTGGCGGCACGATATCTGTAATAGCGGTAATACTTTCAACCTCGTCCATTTCAAAGAAAAATCGCTCACCACCATTCACAGAAAGCAAACTTAAAACCCCACCATTGATGCCGACAAATTCTTTAATTGTGCATCTTCCATCCTTCAAGCACACCTGAACAAACTCATTCGGCACAAGCTCTGCATCTGGATCGCAAACTACATACCAACCGTTCCGAATTGCTGGAAACATTGAGTCGCCAGTGCCTTTAATGCCATAGGCTCTTGGTCCTGCTGAGTGGGTTGGAACATATCCATCACCTGCGTTCCCATCATATCCCATATCTGTGAAATACCCATCCATACCCATCTTTGAATAGGCTTTAACAGGAACGTATCTTTTTTGAATAGGGAATGGCTTAGTTGGTGTTTGGACAAATTTAACAGCTTCTTCACTATCTGGAATATTGTACTTCTGCTTAAAGGCTTCAATATCAAGAACATTTAATTGAGGTAAATTGTTCGATTCTTGTTCAACCGGTCCGCCATAAAGCAACCAATCGTCACTCACACCTAAAAATTTCGCTATGACTTTCAAGTTTTCCGCTGTAGGGACGCTAGTGCCATCTAGCCATTTCTTTACAGCAACAGGAGATTTTTTTGTTGCTCTTGCTAAATCAGCGGCTCTTAATTTTTTTTCTTCAAGTTTTTGCCTAATTCGAGAGTGTAAAGACATAACAAATATTCCAAAAACATTAACTAATGTTAATACGATCTATTGAAACTATGGTTAACAAGTGGTAAATTGGGTTTATTAACTATAGTTAACTCGGTGTAACCATGAAAATTAGTGATCTCATGACATACCACGACTGCAAAAATCGAAAAGAGTTGTCTGAAAAAACTGGATATTCAACTGTGACCCTTTGGAAGTGGGAAAACAACGGTATACCAGCCAGAACTCAAGCAGTCCTGCAAGTCAAAACCAAAGGCAAACTTAAAGCCGATTTACAAGCATTAACCGCTTAGGAACTAAACCATGAGCAAAGTATCAACCGAATTGAGTGCAAGGGCTAGAAATGAAGTTTCTAGAGTTTTGCAAGCCCTTGCATCAAGCAATCAAAGTCAGGTTGCTGAACAGTTGGGGATTGATCCAAGCACATTATCACGAATGAAAAATGATAGAAAATCCAATGGCTTGACTGAGCTTGAGAACTGTTTAGTGCTGTTGGACATTCTTGGATTTAAGACTGTCCTCAAGAAATATCGAATGATTAGCGAGGAAAAACTAAATGCGCTTTTTGTGATGTCAAAAGCGTGGATGGAAAGCAAACAAACAATTGACGATCTTTTTCAAGATGACATTGAAGATTTCGGCATGTGTTTTGAGCTTGGATATAAAGAAAAAGCCTGATCTCGTAAATCAGGCTCAATGTTCAAACAAGGTGGATTAAATGAACCATCAAATATTAGCAGACATTGAACTAAATCGGAAGATTAGTTTGTTTCAAAAAGCGGTTGAGGCTTATGTGCTTAATCGAACTCTCGAAAACTCTATGGCATTGGCTAAAGCGAAAGCTGATTTAGCTGCATTTGTATTGAGAGGTGTTTGATGGGTGCATTGAAGCAGGCTGAAATTATTCCAATTTCAAAAGGTAGGGACAAGATGACAGACAAGTTCGAAAAGGGCTATGTGATGTCTAGTCGTCTTTATCGTAGTGATGTGCGTCCATTTCTTAGTGATGCAGCACGTAATGTGTATGCTGAACTGGAAGACCGCATCAATGGTTTTAAAGACAAAACTACTGATTTTGTAAGTTACTCTCAATTGCAGGGCGGCAAGCTTGAAGGTTCTAAAAAACTAAGCACTACTACAGTTCGTAAAGGCCTAAAAGAATTAACCGATTTAGGCGTTGTAACTGTTGTTAGTTCTGATTCAAGAAAGGGTAATGAATACAGAATTAATGAGGTGTCATTAGTCGAGCACTTTAAAAACTACAGTACCACTTTAGAAACTAAAGCACTACAGAAAGTAAAGCGCGAGCACTTTACTAACGAAAGCGCCAGCACTTTAGAAACTAAAGACACAATAGAATTATATAACAATATTTATAGAGAGGAGAGCACACAAGAAAATCCAGTTGATGAAGTTCTGAATATCTGGAAACCAGATTTACAACAATTGAATTCTTGGATGCAAAGATCAGGTTTACCAAAAATCAATCAAGCTCAAGTTGAAGAATTACTTCTTGAAATCAATCCTCACTACGAAAGCAAAATCCATACTGGTGCAGTTACAAGCAACCAGATGTATTCAAACTTTGTGAAGTGGGTTAAGCGTGACTACAAGCTTGTAGAGCGTTTATTCCAACAAGCTAGTGGTGTTGTACAAAACATCAATCCTTCTGAACTCAAAGCAGATATGGGGGATTGGTAATGTCGAATATTCATAACATCCCTATGGAACAAGCAGTTCTTACAGCATTGATGACAGTAGACAAATCATTTGACGTTGTAAGTAACGATCTTGATGTTGAGTGTTTCTTTCCGGAGCGCCACAAGCAAATCTTCCAGGCAATTGCCGACCTTGCGAATGAAAACAAGCCATATGATTTCGTTATGGTTGAGCAGCAGCTTAAACAAAACAACGTAATTCATTTGATGGGCGGCTCTGAATACTTACTTCAAATGTGCAGTGATGCACCTTCAAGTTTTTATAATCTGGAGTCTTATGTTGCTGAGCTAAACAAATTCAAGGCACACCGTGAAGTTGAGCATATCGGGCAAAGCATTGCTGAGATTGCTAAAGACTTAACAATTCCGGACGTTCACATTGCGGCAGAAAGCATTCTGGATGGTAAGAAAACCTCAAACGATGTTGAGAAAACTAGCTTCACTTTTGAAGAGGCTATGAACCGTGCTACAGATCGTTTAATCCAAAAGGCTGAGGCTAAAGCTAACAAGCAATACACAGGCGTAAAGTTCAACCTAACTCACCTCGATAACCTGGTTGGATTAATTCAAAAAGGACACTTCTGCATCGTTGGTGGTCGTCCCGGTTCAGGTAAATCAACTCTTGCTCAAATGTTGGTAATTCAAACAGCTGTGCAATACAACGAGCCTGTCCTGGTTGTATCTGCCGAAATGGATGTAGAGACATTCACAAACCGCTGCATCTCAGCATTAACCAAAATTCCTTATGACAACATTCATAACGCTGAATTATTTGATGGGATGTTGGCTCAATTTGCAGATGCTCAAAGACGGTTCAGTTCTTTGCCAATCCATATCGAAGACAAGCAAAAGCCGACAATTGCAGAAATACATTCTTGGGCTCGTAAAGCTAAGCGCAAATACAAAAGACTAGGATGCATCGTAATTGACTACCTTCAATTGGTTCGTGACCCAAGTAAGAAAGACCGTTACCAGGAAGTGAGCTCAATTAGCCGTGATTTAAAAGCACTGGCTAAAGAGTTTGATTGCCCTGTTATCGCATTAGCACAGCTTAATCGTGAGTCTGAGAAAGGCAAACGACCTAAAGCATCAGACCTTAAGGAATCAGGGCAGATTGAGCAAGACGCAGATCAAATCATTTTGGCAAATCCGATCATTGGAGAGGATGACCTGCCGTCAGGTGTTACAGAGTTAATCGTTGCTAAAAACCGTCATGGCAAGAAAGGCGTTGTGCGTGTAATGGATCGCCTGGATATCTGCCGCTTTGTAAGTATTCGAGAAGAAGGAATTGCAGCATGAATCCAAAACAACGGGTAATCGCGTTCCAAAACGTATTTGACATTTTGTTATTCGCTACACATGCAACCGAACCTTTTACGATGAAGGATTTGCATGACTATGTGTTAGATGCGCCTAAAAACACTATCCAATGTTATGTGCAAGATCTAATCAAAAGCGGGTACCTAGAAAAAGATTCATATGCAACCTACAAGGCAACTCAGTATGCGAAGGACTTGCTGAACGTAAAAGGGGAGCTGAAAGCATGATCGAATTTGCAGATTACAACTCAATGATGAAGCTGCGTAGAGCGTACAATCTCGGTACTCGTAATGAAGAAACAAGAGCAGCAGCGAACCTATACGAGAAATTAAGAAAGCTGAAAATGCTAGACCAGCTCAAGCAGGAAGCCATTACTAAACGTTACAAGGAGGCGGTGTGAACATGATCGTATTTCCATTAAAGAAGGCTGAAAAGTTAGATCGACTCTGCTTATGTATTAATTGCAACAAGCTCTTTGTTGATGCTGTTGATAGTCGCGACCATGGCATTTGCTCACTTTCTTGTGGCTATGCATTCCGCGGAATTAGTTGGAGTGACTTTCTATGAAGCCAGAACAGTTTATTCGTGAGTTTGGGGTGGAGAAGGCGAGAGAGGTGGTTGAGGGTCATAGCAAAGCGTACATGCCTGAACTATTCAAGTATTGGTCAGAGGAGTTAAACGATTATGTACTAGCTCCTAGGTATGCATCGTTCTTAGTTGAAGACCTCAAGCGTCTCGTGGAGTCTTTGGACCGTGTAAATGGGCATGGCGGCTATTTGGCAACTAAAGAGTTGTTGAGCTTTTTGATTGTTCATCAAGAAGCGTTTGGAAAGGATGCTGTTAGTGATGAGACCATTAACTCATTAAAGGCTGCCATCCGCGACCACGAATCAATATACGGAGGCGGGGATGATCTATAAGCACAATAAAACAGGGAATCTCTATTGTCTTATCGCTACTGCAAACAAGTGTGATAACGAGAAATTCCCAAAGATGGTTGTCTATCAAAGTTTGGCTGACGGGAATATTTACGCAAGACCTTACAAAGACTTTTTCAATGCTTTTTCAGTTCAAGGAGCCAGCCATGAGTGAGTTTAAAAACTTTCAACCAAATGACATCGTTACTTACACAGGCGTTTTGGGTAACGAAATCCACCCAGAGGTATATGTGGTTGTGAAGCAAAAGAAAGGTTTTGCTGGGATGGGTTATTTGCTGCGTAACTCTCATGGTGTGGTTGATTTTTACTATGGGGATAACTTTGTTTTGGCTAATTCAGTCAAAGAAGACCTAGGCGACGACTTCCCCATAGAAAACCACATTTCGCCTAACTGCGAATCGAGGGATGTTTGAGATGGATAGAAAACAATTCGAGGAATGGTTTAAGACAACTTTGTCTTACGCCATTTTTGAAGACTCTAACGTATGGAAGGTTGATCTCTATGCATTCAATGAGCCTACAAATTCCTATCTGCATTCAGGTGTGCAAGCTGCATTTGAATCGTACCAGCACCAGCAAGCGAAAGTGGAGGAGCTGCAAAAACAATTAAATGAATACATATTTGTAGCGGAAACGCTTGATGAAATGTATGTGAAAGAGGTTAAGAGCAGTGATGAGCTGCAAAAGCGGGTGCAATTCCTTGAGCAAGAATTAGGTGCATGGAAAGGGAAATCTATTGCAGCGATGATAAATGGCATGTGTAAACAATGTGGCAAAGAGCCATGGCAGGCAATAGTTTCTGATAAAGATGGTTATGCACTTCTACATTGCTTTGGATGTGGTGCAAACAAGTATGAATTGGTTGGAGAGCAAGCGCTCAATGGAGATCAATACGATGAACATCGCAAGAAAGCAGAAGAGGCCATCTCAAAAGGTGCAAGCCTAACCAACCATAGGATTGAGCTATGACAACATTCAAAGAGGCTCAAAGGGTCCAGTCACAAAAGGCAGCTCGTTCTAAGCGATTCAACCGAGTACCTACAGAAGATCAAGAACAGATGACGCTCATGAGTTGGGCGCATCGTGTGAAGTATGGTTCAGGTCGTTTGAGTGATTACTTATTCCATATTCCTAATGGTGGCTCAAGAAACATAATTGAAGCTGCAAAGTTCAAGAAGTTAGGCGTAAAGGCTGGTGTTCCAGACCTTCAGCTAATTGTTCCAAATGGTGAGATACACGGGCTTTGGATTGAATTGAAGTCAAAGAAAGGGAAGTTACAACCAAGTCAAAGGCTCATGATTCAACGCTTAGAAGAACAAGGTTACATGTGCAAAGTCTGCTTCGGTGCAGATGAAGCCATAGATGAAATTAAAAAGTATTTGATGATTTGAGGTGGCGTGATGGGATTAGTGAAGGTCTGGGATAAAGAAATTAAAGGCAAGCTGTACGCAGTTGGTGATATTCACGGCTGCTACAACTTGCTAATGAATCGCCTCAAAGAAATTGAATTCGACTTTGAAAACGACCTTTTGGTTGCAGTGGGTGATCTCATTGATCGTGGTGCACAGAATCTTGAATGTATCGAGTTGCTTTCTAAGCCATGGTTCACATCAGTTCGTGGCAATCATGAAGATCTATGCATTGGTGGTCTGCATGATCAGTCATATAAGCGTTGCCACATAGACAATGGTGGTGAGTGGTTCTACATGCTTGATGGGCAAGCCATGTACAACATTGCAAAAGTCTTCTCTGAACTACCAGTTGTTTTGGAGATAAACCATAAGGGTAAAAAGATCGGAATTGTGCATGGGCATATCGAACAGAATGATTGGAATGAGTTTAAGGACTCGTTTAGTCAGCCATCTAAAAACCGCGCTCCATCAGATTTAGCGATGTGGGGCCGAGAGCGTCTTGATACTGACAATCAGCAATACACACATGTAAATGGTGTGGATGCAGTGATTATGGGGCACACAGTAACTCAAAAGCCATGTAAGCGTGATAACTGCTATTGGATTGATACCGGTGCAGTTCATTGGGGAACTATAACAATCTTAGATTTAGAAACTATTTGAGGGTGACGGTATGAATGCAGTAGCAGTTGAGAAGTTTGAACGTTTTGAATGGTTGACTCATGGTTTAACTGCGAGTTCACCAAGTATTGAGCCAGTGATTCGCGGAACAGGAGAGAAACCATTGAACTATCAAGACCGCTTGGGTGCTATTGCTTCAATGGATACCCAGTTAGCAAAGTCAGTCACAGCACTGATTATTTTTGAAGGCAAGTCGGAAAGTGATTATGAGTATGTACGTAATCATTTGGCGAAGATCATGGTTCAAAATGCCGCAGTTGATAAGAAGCGAGAGCCTGAACATGTCGCTATATATCACCTAGCATGGTTGATTGCTCGCCTAGTATTAGACTTCGCATTAAATCCAGAGTTAGAAGAACATTACACAGCTAAAGGGCGCTTGGCTTATGCAGGTCTTAAGAGCCATCAGATGAACATAGAGTGCTACCGCAAGACATGGAAGCCTTATGAAACATTGATGACTTTAGCAATTGATTCGGCAATTGATGAAGCAGGCAAAGCAGTTGAAGCCTACAAAAGAAAAACTTACAAAGATATGAAAGTGTAGGTATTCCATTATTGCGGAAACAAGAGTATAGTTTTTATATACTGGTCGTATTACGGATTTCCGAAGACCAACACATCAAAGCTCACTTAATCGTGGGCTTTTTGCTTTTTGGAGGTTCACATGCTCCGAATAATTAAGCAGGTCTTTTGCATTCATGTTTGGGAATATGAATCCGACATGTTCAATCAGAAAGAATGCAGAAAGTGTGGAAAGATTAAGTGTTTGTAGCCCTGTCGTTTGACGGGGTTTTCTTTTTTATAGGACTTCCAAAATGAGCATCGAAATTAAACAAGAGAAGTATTTCAACTTAGAAGTTGAAGTAGATGAAAGTACAATAACTCTTTTCCAAAAAGACTCAGACATTGTGATTAGCAAGGATGCTGCAAAAGAGTTGTTTAAAATATTAAAAGGCTTTGTTGAAAAACATAAGTGAGCTGCGTATGGACACAATCGAAGCGAAGAAGAATTTAGATTTACTCTACAAAGATCGGTTTAATCTCGAAAATCTGAATCATCTCAATGCAACACATCAGTTCAAAGAAGACTGCAAACGCCGAATCAGAGACATTGACACTCAGATTGCTAACATCAAACAGAACCTTAAAAATGCGTGATGCAAAGCGACTTGCTGCAATAAGAGAATTACCTTGCGTTAGATGTGGTCAGAGTCCTAGTCAAGCCGCTCATTCAAATAGCTCGAAGCATGGTAAGGGTAGAGGAATCAAAGCCAGTGATGAGTTTACAGTGGCCCTCTGCCACAAATGCCATTCTGCATTCGATAAGTTTGAACTAGGCACAAGACAAGAATCAGAAGCCATGTTTGAGCGGTGGTTAGAAAAAACAGAGCGGATGCTTAATCTTAAAGATGGTGAGGTGTTTTGAAATGGAACCACGATTCGTCATCAAAAACCATTCTGACATCAACTATGTAATTGGCTATCTCAATAATAATCATGCTAAAGCTGCGAACGAAGGGAAGCCTTTAGTCGTATTGATTGCACCACAAGAGAAAGACCGGACAAAGGCTCAGAATAGGCTTCTTCATATGTGGTTTGGAGAAATGGCTAAGCGAACTGGAGGTAGTGCTGAGTCAATCAAATATGAAATGAAAAAGAAGTTTTTAGCGAAGATCTATCTTAGAGATAATGCAGAAACGCAAGAAGCATACGAGGCTGTAATAGCTTATCGAGATGTAATAAAAACACTCCATGGTGAAGAAAAGAAAATACACACAGCACAGTATCAACGCATCGTCAGAATGTTTGTCAAAGATCATGTGCGTTCAAGAGACGCAACCAAGAAACAGTTTTCTGAGTTCTGCGATAAGTTGCATGCTTTTGCCAATGTAGAGCTTGGGGTTTATTTAAAGTGCCCTGATGATCTTAAGTATGTGTTGGAATAGTTAAGCGGCTAAGATATATTGTTTTTTCTTTAATCATTAAATATAAGGGAAAAATAATGATCTATTCTCATGACCATCTTTATATTTTATATTCCAGCATTGAAAGCTTTGCTTGTAACCCTGAAGGGAATTACAAGCTAGTTGTCTACACAAAGGGTGGGCAAAGACATGAATTTAATTATCAAAGCCGAGAAGAGCAGAAGAGAGCTTTGGAATTAATGAAAGAGAATGTAGGTAAGTAAAATGAGTACATATACTAAAAAAATACTTATCTCTGATGAAGATGGCAATCAGATTGAAGTCATCGCTGAATGTGTTGATGTGAAGAGCACAGAAAATTTAGATGCGCCTACAAAAGATAATGGTTATGCAGTTAAAGCTGTCTTGATTGATGGGCATACAGTTTCGGTTGGAACAGACGGATGTTTTTACCATCCCGACACAAGAGCTTTATATACAGTTGTTTAAACAGAACCGCCCAAGTGGCGGTTTTTTAATGGGTGAGATTTATGGCGGAGTTAAAACTAACTCCGAAGCAAGAGAACTTTTGCCAATTGTTTATCGAATTGGGGAACGCTTCGGAGGCGTATCGACAAGCCTACGATGCGGATTCAATGAATGAAAACACGGTCAACCGTGAGGCTAAAAGATTACTTGAGAACCCCAAGATTACCACAAGGCTTGAGCTAATTAGAAAGGAACATCAAACCCGCCATAATTTGACTGTAGACGACTTGCTTCAAGAATTAGAAGAAGCACGCAAAGCAGCATTTGAAGGAGATCGGGTTCAGGTGTCTGCGGCAGTTGCAGCAACAATGGGTAAAGCCAAGTTACTTGGATTGGATAAGATAAGCGAACTTCAAGTGAAGAAACAAGAGCTTGAAATAGCGAAACTCCAAAAAGAACTTAATCCAGAAGAAGATGAAGATGTAACCCCAGTGCAGGTGACTATTCATGTTGTAGATGCGAGTAAAAAAGATGCCGAACATCAATCCAACACTGAATGTGCCTCAGGCTAACTTTCTCCAATTGCCAAATAAGTTTAGAGCTTTTGTTGCAGGGTTTGGTTCAGGTAAAACTTGGGTAGGTTGTTCAAGTCTTTGTGATAAATCTTGGTCATTTCCAAAGGTGCCGTTGGGTTACTTCGCTCCAACGTATCCGCAGATCCGGGATATTTTTTTTCCCACTATTGATGAAGTTGCATTTGATTGGGGATTAAAGACAAAGATCTATGAGTCTAATAAAGAAGTTGATCTTTATTACGGCCGTCAATATCGAAGCACAATCATTTGTCGATCAATGGAAAAGCCTAACACTATTGTAGGTTTTAAGATTGGGCATGCACTGATTGATGAGCTTGATGTGATGACAAAGGTCAAGGCTCAACAAGCTTGGAGAAAGATCATTGCTCGTATGCGATATAAGCAAGCTGGATTGTTGAACGGAATTGATGTAGCAACAACACCAGAAGGTTTTAAATTTACTCATGAGCAGTTTGTTAAAGAAGCAAACCTAAGTGATGCTAAGCGCTCACTATATGGAATGATTCAAGCGTCTACATACGACAATGAAGCCAACCTTCCTGATGACTACATTGCATCATTGTTTGAGTCTTATCCACCTCAATTGATTTCTGCTTACTTAAAAGGCCAGTTTGTTAACTTGACGAGCGGGGCAGTTTATCCAGACTTCGACCGAACCTTAAACCACACAGATGAAGAAATTAGACCTAATGAGGCTTTGCTCATTGGTATGGACTTTAACGTCTTAAAGATGGCTGCTGTGGTTTATGTCATTCGAGATGGCAAGCCAAGAGCTTTAGATGAGCTGGTAGGCGTTCGTGATACGCCAACTATGGCTGATCTTTTGATTGAAAAGTTCCCAAACCATGAGATGACAATTATCCCTGATGCGGCAGGCCAAGCTACTTCATCGAAAAAGAGTAGCGAATCTGATCATGCAATATTGAGACAGAAAGGTTTAAGGGTCGAAGTCAATTCAACAAACCCGAACATTAAAGACCGAATTAATGCAGTAAATGCTTTGATCTTAAATGGCAATGGTGAGCGAACACTCTTAGTCAATACAAATAAATGTCCAAGACTCACAGAAACTTTTGAGCAGCAAGTTTATGACGATTTTGGAATGCCAGATAAGAAATCAGGCTTGGACCATGTGGGAGATGCTGGCGGATATCCTCTTGCTAAACGCTTCCCAATTATTCGTCCTGCAAGATCACTAGATATAGGAATGGTTTACTAATGCCAGTTAATACTGAACATCAAGCTTATGCAGACATGAAAAAGCGTTGGGAAACTATCGACGATGTCTGTGATGGTTCTGCCAAAGTAAAAAAACGTGGCGAACTTTATTTACCAAAACCCAATGTATCGTCTGACTTAACGCAGAATGATCAATATTATTTGGCTTACTTAACCCGTGCTGTGTTTTATGAGATTTCTAAAGACACATTAAACAAGATGGTGGGCGTGGTATTTGCTGAGGACCCAACGTTCGAACCGGATGGAATGGATTTTCTTAAATACGATGCAGATGGTACAGGTAAGTCAATTTACCAAGTTGCACAATCTGCCTTGCAAGGTCAGCTTAAACATGCACGTGGCGGTTTATTCGTAGATTATCCAACTACTAATGGAAATGTGTCTGTACAGCAGGCAGAGAGCTTAGGTATTCGACCAACAATCGTATTTTATGAGTCGTTGAGCATTATCAATTGGAGTCTAAAGCGAGTTGGTTCGGTCTATAAGCCTGAACTTATTGTCTTGCATGAGAAGTCCACAGAAAAAGATCCAGAAGACGAATTCTCTAAGAAAGAAATCAATATTTACCGCGTACTTCGACTTGATGAAAACAATGAATATAACGTTCAAGTTTATACAGATAAGTCAGGAGAACTACAGGGCGGTGATGCCTTCTATCCAACGAATTCATTAGGCCAAAGATGGAATGAAATTCCTTTTATTCCTTTGGGGTCTTTGGCTAATGATTGGAATATTGACCCGATCCCATTAGAACCAATTGTCACTATGAACTTGGCCCATTATCAAAACAGCGCAAGCTATGAAGAAATGGTATTTATCTGTGGGCAAGCTCAACCAGTTATTAATGAACTTGATGAAGGTTGGCGCGACTGGTTGCAGAAAAATGGAGTTCGCTTAGGTTCTAAGAATCCTTTAATGCTTCCGAAAGGCTCATCATTTGACTACAAGCAAGTCACTGAAAGCACCTTAGCAAAACAGGCTATGGATGCTAAAGAAAAGTACATGCAGGCCATGGGTGCCAAGATTCTTGAGACGGAACAAGTCAATAAAACGGCTACTCAATCAAATAATGAAAAACTTGCTCAGTATAGTGTCCTTTCTTTGTGTGTGGCTAATACCAATGAGGCGATGGAATACGCGCTTAAATGGTGTGCTGCATATTACGGAAGCGGATCTAAAGCGAAACTCACAATTAAGCAAGATTTTGCTAAAGGCAAGATTGACCTTGATACGCTTAAGTTCTATTGGGAAATGGTGCTTGCTAATCGCATGAGTATGGAAACATTCCATGAGTTGCTTACTACTGGGAAAGTACCAGAAATTAGCTATGAAGACGAACAAACACGTATCGAAAGCGAGTCAGTCAATAGACCTATGGTGGTTTAAATCGCAGGAGTGACAAATGAACGTCCAGTTGTCACAACAAGCTCTACTTGATGCCCTGGTATCACATCAGGCTTATCTCTACCGGTTGTCTTCAACTGAAATTAATAATCTCCTAACACAATTTGATTCGCTCTCTAGTGAGATGCTTTCAAAGTTAAGAGATTTGTTAGATGACTTGAGTGACGCTGAAAAGACTGCATTGATGGCAGGACAATACACAACACCAGCATTAAAAGAAGTAAGGACATTAGTTCAGACTTGGCAGGCAAGTGTAGCGTCAGGATTGCTTGAGAGCTTCACTGTAAGCGCTACTGCATTAGCGGTGTATGAAGCTACATATCAGGCTAAAACCCTCGCTAATCGCAAAATAGAACCAAATGGAAAGACGCTATTCAACAAGGCAAAGAAAACGCCTTTAAGCGGTGGTGTGCTGCTTGATTACCTATTCGAGAAGATTGCAGACGATACAAAAGTACGAGTAGAGCAAACAATTCGAGATGGTCTATCTCGGGGTCAGACAAACCAGCAGATTGTTCAGCGAATTAAAGGCAAGAAGGCTCTTAATTACCAAGACGGTTTGCTTGATCAGAGTAGAAACCAGATTTCTACAATGGTACGAACTGCTCGAAGTCATGTGTCCAATGTTGCTCTGAATGAAACATATCAGATCATTGGTGTTGAATATGTAAAGTTCATCGCAACACTAGATAGCCGCACTTCTAAAATCTGCATGGGTTATTCAGACAAGGTTTATAAGAAAGATGAACCTCATCCTGTGCCACCACTTCACCCAAACTGTCGATCGATTCTAATTCCTGTATCGGATGATTCAGGAAAAACAATTGGGATGCGTCCATTTAACAATAAAGTGAATGGTGAAGGTGAGATAGGCGTGGTTGATTCAAATACAACTTTCAAAGGTTGGTTTGATAAACAAGATGCAGCTTTTCAAAAGTCTTGGCTTGGGCCGACAAGATACAAACTATTCAAAGAGGGCAAGTATTCTCTGGATAAGTTTATTGATCCGCTTACAGGTCAACCATTCACGCTTGCTGAACTCAAAAAGCTTGATGAAGAAATGTTTAAGAGGTTGGGATTATGATCATTGATTTAACAGGCGAAGGCTCATTAGAGCTTTCAAGACTTTCAACGCGAAGTAAGTTCAGATTGCGCCGATGGCTTAGAAGAATTAACAAGCCTACCAAATAAATTAAACCATAGCACCTTCGGGTGCTTTTTTATTGCCCGCAGTTTGTGACTGCAAAACCGCTCAGGGAGCAAAACATGAAATACAAACTCGATAGCCTAGAGGGCTTATCTGATGAAATGAAAGCACTTTATGAAGAAAAAGATGGTGCATTTTATTTAAAAGTTGAAGGTTTGCCGCAGCAAGATAATTCAGAACTTGATGGCCTTAAAAACAAAGTTAATCAGCTTTTGAATGAAAAGAAAACTGCTCAGGAAAAACAACGCGAAGCCGAAGAGAAAGCTCAACGCGAAGCCGAAGAAGCAGCCCGTAAAAAAGGTGACGTTGCTGCAATTGAAGCATCTTGGAAAGCCAAGCTTGAGCAAGCAGAAGCAAAACATGCAGAAGCTACCAAAGCATTGCAAGACCAAGTCTACAAATTAACTGTCGGGCAAACAGCACAATCATTAGCAAGTGAGCTTTCTATCAAAGGCTCGGAGGCAGTACTGCTTCCACATATTACAAACCGTCTTCAAGTTGAAACTGATGAAAACGGTGAGGTCAAAGTACGCGTACTAGATTCGCAGGGCAAACCTAGTGCTTTAAGTATTGATGACCTCAAAAAAGAGTTCCGCGGCAATGTGGCATTCAAGCCATTAATTGTTGCTTCAAATGCGTCAGGAAGTGGGGCTTCTGGCGGTGGTTCAGGTGGTGGAGCTGCCAAGAAACCAAGTGAAATGACCACGCAAGAGCGCTTGGAATTCCAAAAGAATGACCCTCAAGGGTTCCAAGCAGCAGTAGCGAATGGTGACTTTAATAATTAATTATTGGGAGTAACTCCATGCCTTCTTTAGTAGAAGTATTTAACCGTGACGTAGTTTTATCTTACCTGCGTCCAAATCCTGTGGCAGTTTCGCCACTTGTGCAATCAGGTGCATTTGTATCTGATGAATCTTTACGTCCTTTGCTTACAAGTGGTTCATCAACATTCGTCGTTCCATACATTAACGGTGTGGATGGTAATGTTGAACAGAACTATGGCAACACCATTTTGACTGATATCGCAATGCCTCGCACGATTGATGCAGGTGAAATGCAAGGCCGCGTTGCTTATATGAACGAAGGCTTTCTTGAGTCTGTTCTTGGGCAGTATTTATCGAAGGTCAATTCACTTGAGCTTATTGGTGGAATGCTGAATAAGTATTGGCAACAAGCTGCCGAAAACCGTGCTCTAGCAACAGTAATTGGCTTGCGTAATTATGACCAGGCGAACGGCAAGCGATTCACTACTGACATCTCTGCTTCAACAGCAACAGATGCTTCACGTTGGTCAGTAGATGCCTACATTGATGCGGAAAGCACAATGAATGCTTCATTACGTGGACGTGGTGTGATGTTCGTGCATTCACGTATTGCTGCGAAGATGCGTAAACAGCAATTACTTGAACAAGTGACCACAAGTGATAACTTGCCACCAATCACCGTTTACAACGGGCGCGCAGTCATTGAAACAGATACCAATACGCAAATTGGCACAGGCGCAAACGCTAAGTTCATCACGATTCTTGCAGGTCCACGCGCATTTGCATATGACTCTGTTCCTGGTCCAAAAGATTTGAAGGTTGAAGAAACACAATCAACTGGTAATGGTGCTGGTCATGAAATCCTTTGGACGCGTCGCAACATGTTGATCCATCCGCAAGGTTTTAGCTTCATTGCACCTAAAGACACTTTAACTGGTGGTACAGAGCGTGAGTCTTTAAGCGCTTCTTGGGCTGATTTGCAGAAGGCAGCTAACTGGGAACTTGTAACCAAACCAGAAGACACCTCAATCCGCTTCCTAATTACTAACCTTTAAGGAGAGCAGTCATGGCTGAGAAGCAACCAGACTACAAATACCAATACCCAACTGACCGCCGATATGCTGATGATGCGACTGACACATTAGCAGCAGGCACTATGTTTGACCCTGCCAAAACAGCGGGTGACTATGGCATTACAGATCCCCAAGTGGCTGTTCCAGTGCCAGAAGCACCGCTGAATGGTGGTGCATAACTAAAGCAGGGCGGCTTTCGGGCCGTCCTTCTTAATTAGATTTTTAGGATTAAGCTATGAACTATGTAACAGTCGAAAGTGTGACTCAAAAGCTAGGGCCTGACTGGTGGGGAACTGGTGATCCGGTTATTGCTGTGATGCAGGCTAATGCGTGGCTTAATGCTAGAAATTTACCAGACTATCCAGAAGGTGAAGTGCCAGATGCGATTCTTACGGCTGGCGCTTACTTAGCAAAACTGGCAGCAGCAGGGCAACTCTACACAACTAAAGAAGGTGTAGTAGCATCTAAAACGGTATCTGCACAGTCTGGCACGTCTGTAAGCAAGACGTATGTTGCAGGCAAAGAAGAGTCAGTCAGTGGTGATATGCAATTTATCCTTGATCTGCTTGAGCCATTCTTTAGCGAGAAGTATCACATCAACACATATGTCATTACGGAGTAAGCCATGGGAATGCGTGATGAAATTCAGCAAGAACTGGCAGCCGCATTTGATGCAGAGGATGAACTGGCAGACGCGGTTGATTCCTTTACCTGTACTCGCAAAATATTAACTAGTTCTAATCCAGCTACTGGTGAAGATACTTACACCGAATACGTCTATAGCGGTAGAGGCGTCCTATTTGGGAGTTGGGCTAAAGATTTGGTGAAGCCGATAGATTACCGCGCAACAGACTCTAAAGCAGTGCTATTGCAAAATGAAGTGAAGGACGCAGCAGGCACTTTAGTTGATTCAGATGTTAATGATATTTGGGTGATTGAAGGTAGTAATTATCGGGTTGTGAGTTACGGAAAAGATCCAGCGGACGCAACATGGATTGCTCAATTGAGGAAAGTCTAATGATTAACTTAGATGATGGGAACTTAATAAGTCAGGCTGTAAACCAAGAGGGCGTTTATCACGCTGAGGTTCGCAAATCCACTAATGGCCCAAAGAAGGTGCTGTTAGATGGCGAAGAATGTAAGTATGTACTCTTTGCAGATACTAACAAAGGCTATCTTATTCGACATAAAACCACCATTGACGGTCGAGTGTTTACAGTAGGGAATGAACCAGTATTTGAGATACTGTTTGGTAAAGTTGAGGTGACTTTTAATGGGCTGGACAAGCAAACCGAGTGCCTTCACTAAAACGATTGAAGCCGATCTAACCAAAAAGCAAAAAGATATTGTCATTGATGCGTTGCAGGGTGTAGTTCTTCAAAGTCCAGTTGATACAGGGGCATTTAGGGCGTCACACAGAGTCAGCATAAACCAGACTGACCAATCATTTAATGAAGCTGAGAAAGACAAAGGTGGTGGCTCAACCATTAGCAAAGGCACAAGCGTCTTATCTCGCCTTGTTCCTTACTCAACTGTCTACATCCAAACGAATGCGCCTTACGCCACTGCTATTGAGTTTGGACAATATCCAAAACCAGTCAAAAAAGGCTCATACGACAAAAAGGCCAAAAAATACGTGATTAAAAGCGTGGGAGGTTTTTCGCAGCAAGCCCCTCAAGGTGTTTATTCCACAACCTTTAACTATATTGCTCAGAAATACGGTGGTTAAAATGGCAATGACTTTAGATCAAGCACGACAAGCCATTATCACTAGAGCAATGGCCTTTACTGGAATTGAGCAAAATCGTATTCAATACCCTAATGGCCCATTGATTAGTATTCCTGTAGATGGACTTTGGTGTGACTTAAATATTCTATGGGGCAGTTCTATCATTGCTGGTGTAGGTGATACTCCTTGCACCAGAAGAACAGGGGTTATTTCAATTAATTGCCTTGCAAGACCTCAAACTAATGAGGCTGATATAACAAAGCTCGCTGATGCTTGGTTAGCTCATTTTGAATACTTTACGAGCGGACAGTTAGAAGTCTTACAAGGTCAAGTGCAGAACCTCGGCAGTAATGGGGATTTCATTCAGTACAACATTTCAATAAATTATCGCGTCAATTAACGAATTTAACTTTTAAACGAACCTGTCCTTAGCGGCAGGTTTTTTTATGCCTGCTCTCAGGCAACCACTGGCTAGAACGACGGTTCGAAAAGCACGTTTCCATGTTCAACGTGCCTGCCAGTTTCTTTTTAAATATCTAATTTTAAAGATAAATCCAAACTTGGGTTAACCGTTTTGCCATACAGATATGTCTCGTTACCGCATGTCTGTGTGGCTTTTTTATTTGGTAACGAGGTAAACGATATGAATGCAATTGTGAAAATTGAAAATCAAACTCCATTTATCGAAGTTGAATTAAATGGAAAAGTCCAACTCGGCGTGAATGCGCGTGACCTACATAAAATGTTAGAGGTTAAGACGGACTTTTCGGATTGGATTAAGCGACGCATTAAACAATGTGGCTTTGAAGAGAATTTTGATTTTATTAAGCTCCTCAAAAAAGAGGAGCTTTCAAAAACAGGACAAAACCTAATTGAGTACATCATCTCGGTGGATATGACCAAACACCTTGGGATGATGGAGCGCAATAAAAAAGGTCATGAGATCCGCAAATACTACATCGAGCAAGAGGAATTGGCTCGTCAACTCAAAGATGGGCTACAGGTACGCATTGGCAAGCTTTCAGCACAACTTGAGCTGATTACCCAATCTCTGTCAGGCGCAGCAAGCTTTCTATCAATCCATGGTAAGCAAACAAAGCCAGCTATGCTTAAAGAATTGGATGATCTGATTAAGGAAGCGCAACCATCCTTAGATTTTGATGAGGATAAAGATAATGACAAATAATGTTCCTGCTTACATTGTGGTGGAGTGCAGACCAAGCACAGAAGAAGATGGTTATGCCGATATTGTTATTCATAACGACACCTACATTTTTGAAAGTGTAGAGCCGACAGAAAACCTGCGCGCAGCAATGCTAATAGCTATTGATATTGAGCGAACCAAGCCAAACCATCGACACATTACACTGCATGCCGAAAGCATTTTGAAACTTTGCAAGGGTATTCAAGGTAAGCCCTTAAATGCCTGAAAACACAACCAAACAACGCCCTCAATTCGAGGGCTTTTTAATGCCCGAAAATTAAGGAGAAAGCCATGTCGAGTGGTGCAAAGATCCGTCTTTACTATGCTGAAGAGCAAACCCCCGAAGTATTACCAACTACTCCAGTTTGGAAAACCGTACGCCGAGTTACTGATGGCTTAACTGAAAACGTCACCACTGAATCATCAAACAGTGTGGTCGATTCGCGATTCCGTCAAGGTGGTTTTGCAACTGAAGCAGAAATCACAGGTTCTTTAGAAGTTGAATTATCTATTGGCTTGTTTGATGACTTCTGGTCAGCAGTTGCAATGAATAACTGGGCCAGTGATGTTCTTAACTTTGGCGGTAATGTGCGAAAGACATTTACCTTCGTCAAAGTTTTTGAAGATATTAACCAGGTATTTATTTACCGTGGTGTACGCATAAATGAAGCTACGATGTCTATTGCTACTACTGGCAAAATCACAGCTACATTTGGCTTGATGGGCACTCTGTTTGAGCGCACTACTACAAACCCTGTTATTTCGCCTTTACCAGTCCCTGAATTAGTCCTTGTTTCAGCGCTTAACGTCGGTGATCTTAAAGTTAATGGTGAAACAGTTGTCGGAACTGCTTGTATGCAGTCTCTTGAATTGACCATTAACAACAATATGGAAGCAATCCGTTGTATTGGCTCTAAAAAGCTCACAGCGACGACTTATCTTGAGAAGATTGTAGATGTAACTGTGAACACTCAATACATGTTCTCGACGCAATCAGCAGCTTATATCGACTTCATCAAAACCCGTGACACGATGCCTTTAGAATTCTCTATTGAAGATGATGCAGGTAATGGTTATGCATTCCAGTTCCCACAATTAGAAGTGGCTGAAGCTAATCACCCTGATGGCGGTGGAGAAGACACCATCACAGTCGACATTAACTACAACCATATTCGCGTATCGCCGGTTATTACTCGTGTGATTGCGCCAGTTACACCTTGATAAGGGGAATTAAAGTGGCTTTTGATATTATTGAAAAGAACAAAGAAACTACTTATCCATTTGAATGGGTAGACTTCCCAACTGGTGGAAAATTTAAGATTAATGGAATCATGCAGCCAGAGTTTCAGCGAGCACTAGAGATTTTTAATCTAGAAACCGCAGAAGAAAAGGCTGACATTAACCTTATTACAAATGAACGCATTGAAAAGCGTAATGACAAATTCGCTTATGCAGTTGGTGTATTCCTTGTGAATGATTGGAAGGGAATTGAATTAACAGATGGATCAGCACTTGAATACAACCGTGCCAATGTTGAAACCATTTTCTGTAAATCTGCACAAAAGAACCAGTTAATTGATTTTGTGATTAAAGAAGCTACCCGCATTCAAACAGAATCACTTAAGAAGCTTCAGGACATCGTGGGAAAGTCACAAACCTCTACACCTTCGCGAGCAAGTACGCAGGGCTCACGGACCACGAAAAAAAGCAAAGAGAAGCCCTCGGTGTAAAGCTTCCTGATGCGCCTGACTATTCTTATGTAGCTAATTCCATTCTGTCTGCATATAACACCATTGCACGATCTAGACGCTATGAACAAGGTGTTCCTCTGGCGTTAGATATCTCAGCAATTAATGCTTATGTTGAGCAATATGATTTACCGGTTGAGCGATACATCTTTAATGACTGTATCTTTACACTCGACGATATGTTCTTGGATGAGGCGCATAAGAAGGCGACGCAACGAGCGACGAAGCCTTAGATGCTGGCGTTCGGTTCATAACTTAGACTATGCGACGTGATATAGCGCGATTAAAGTTACATAATACGCCTATTCCCTTGACATTCCCGTAAAGATTCCTTATTGACAGAAATGTCATTAGTGCGTACCCTTGTTCCTATAGAGACCCTGTTATCGAATGATAAGAGGGTTTTTCTGTCATAAAAATTGTATGTTTTATGACACCCATTAAATATAAGGGCGATAAAAAATGAACAAAGGTATGAAGTACTTTACAGAAGGTCTGCTAGCAGCTTTTGTATTAGCACCTCGTGTCCCAGTACATGCTGTTGAGCCTGCAAAAATGGAAGATCCGCGACCAATTGGTAATGCAGCAAAACATTGGGAAGCAGTCGGTAAAAATATGACAAAAGCTACCAACAGAATCGCATGTGACTTGCGCAGCAAACAACCTGAACTTAACTCATTATAAATATCTAATTAATGTCTCAACATCGTCGAACTAAACGTGGCATCGCAACAAAAAATGGCAATGATGTATCTGTTGCTGTGGAAGAGGCGGAGAGCTACTCACCATACCCGCCTCCTGATTTGGTTAAGGCATTTGAAGAAATCCAACCAGGTCTAGCTAGTCGTTTAATGCAGATTGTTGAGAATGAACAAACGATGAGTCATGAAGTGGCTCGTCATCAGATGGCAGAAAATAAGCGCATCAACACTGCAAACATCGAGAATCAAAAACATAACTCACAATTATTCCTTCTTGGCTTAATATTTGGTGTATTGATAGGAATAGGTATTCTATGTGTAGCAGTATATGCGCTATATGCTGGTTATCCTTGGGTTGCAACGGCTGCTTTCTCAACCTTAGCAGCTATTTTAGTAATCCTAGTGCTTCGCAAAGTGCCTGCTTCTAATGGTGAGCAGACATCTAAGCCGTCTACTCAAAAATAGTAAGCAACACCCAAACAACCGCTAGAGATAGCGGTTTTTTATTGCGCCTTTATTAACCACTTGCTAAATTACCCTCAAATATGAGGGTATTTTTATGCTTAAGGACTATCTTGGGCCTGCCGCTGAACATAAACATAAAGCAGATCAGGCAATTAAAGAAAAGAGATTTGATGATGCTTGGCGACATCTTAATGAGCAAAAAATAAATTATTTTCAGCACGCAAAACAATGTAATTTTACTGAAAAGCAAACTTTGGGGCTTGATGCGGTCGTGCACATCACAATGGGCAATTTACTTAGAATAGAAGGTAAGCATCCACAAGCTTTGTATCATATCGCTTATGTTTATAAGGTGGGTAAGCTAGAGAACCCACTGAATGACAGTAATGATGATAGATTAAGAATCTACTATAAAAGAGCAAAGAAAGACGATGGATTTGAAAACTTTAAACAAGGGCTGGATCTACTTCCTAGTTATGATTATCAGTCAGTACAAAATTTTTCAAGCAGCCTTTTGAATTCTGAAAATGGAACTCAAGGACTTATTACTTCTCCTCAAATTGAGGAAAAGCCTATTAAAAAAGCTTCAGAAATTAATAAAGAAGAGATAAACAACAGATTTTTGACTGAACGTAAGGCTAAAAAGAAGGAAGTGCATATAGGGATTCCTCCTCCATTAAAAAAGCCCGAAAAGAAGCAAGTTACTGAACTTGAAAGGACAAATAACCCTACAAAAACCACATCTACTAAAAGTAAATCAAATGCTGAAGATAAAAAGGGATTAGCTTCAGGATTTGTTATAGCGGCGGCTTGTGTTGTGTTAGGTTTGATTCTGCTATTTTGGTTGTTATCTTAAAAAATGAGACAAAACTAGAATCTAATCAAAGTCAAGGTTAGACTTTATCCAAAGATAAGGGTTTGGAAATATGCAAAAGATAATTTTATTAGGGTTAATAAGTTTGATGAGTGGATGTGCTACTACTGCAAACTTCTTTGAATTAACACCTACAGAAACTAACAATTACGGTTATTGGACAGGTGCACATTCAAATGTTTCTGTTGCTACTTTAAAATTAAATAAAGACGGCACAGGGATTATTTGTCAAGACTATCAAGGCGAAGCAAAGGTTCAATCAATCAAGAAATTAGGCAATAAAGTTTATACACAAGATGGATCTTTTTGGACAATTAAATCTGAAACTAATACGAACCTAGAGCTAGCTTATGGTGCAGGTGGTAGTTACAAGTTAATCAAAGATGACCAGAAAACTAATATTTCACCAGCCTGTAAGGCTAAATTAGACTAAAAAGTATTATCAAAAAGCCCGACCAAGTGTCGGGTTTTTTATTGCCTTGAATTTGGAGAATGAAATGCCTGAATCTGTAAGCCGCTTGGTTATTGTGGTAGATGCCAAAGATGGCAAAAAAGAAGTCGATGCTTTAGATAAGTCTCTAGGTAATGCTGAGAAACAAGGCGATAAGACTGCAAAATCTATTAAAAATGTAGGCCAAGAGACAAGTAGAACTACTGATCTATTCTCCAAATTTAAGGAACAAATTAATTCATCTTTAGGCAATACGCGCATTGGTTCCGTAATAGGTGATGTCACTGAAAAAGTTGCAGCTTTGCGTGGTGGTGCTTTGATGGCAGGTGCAGCACTTACAGGAATGGCGGTGGGTGGTGCAGCAGTAGCATTTGCTGGGCTTTCCGCAATGGCAATTCAAGCCGCTAAAGCGGATGCTGAGATGATTGTCTTAGCAAATAGGGCTAACACTAGCACACAGAACTTTCAAATCCTTTCACATGCTGCTGAACAGCTTGGTATGTCGCAAGATGGTTTGGCGCAGTCATTAGCTGATGCACAAGAGAAGCTCGGTGAATTCACTGCTAGTGGTGGCGGAGGTGAGGCGGCAGACTTCTTTGATGCCTTAAAAAACAATACCAAAATGACTGATGCAGAGATTCAAAAGTTTGCTAAGACTTTGCAGGGTAAAGATGGTGTTGAAGCGCTTCAGCTAATGAAAGATAAGCTTGATAGTGTTGGAGCATCTGCACAAGAACAGAGATTTGTCTTTGAAAGTCTAGGTAATGATTTAGGTAATTTACTTCCATTGTTTGAAAATGGAGGGGCTTTATTAGATCGTTATGGAGAGGCATTAACAGAAGCGGGGATTATCAAAAGCAAAGAAGCTATTGAACAGTCTCGACTGCTTGCTGCTCAAACTAAGTCAGTTCAAACTCGTTTTGAGGGATTTAAAACCCAATTAGCATCTCAGATGATGCCTGTGTTGAACTCACTTTTAAGTAGTTTCTTACAAGGGGCTGAAGATGGTGGCCAATTTGGTTCCGTTATTCAATCTGTCGGTGTAATTGCTAAGGGTGTAGCAGTAGGGATTATTGGACTGGCAAGTGCAATTCAGGTCGTTATAAGACACATCCAAGGTTTTGTAGAGCAGGCTAAAAATATTGGTTCGACAGCTGTTAATGTTTGGAATGCTGATGGAGTTGTTGCTAAAGGGCAAGCTCTAGTAAATGGGTTTAAAAATGGCTGGTCTATCGCTAGTGATACTGTAAATGATTCAGTAGCAACCATTAAAGGCTCAATGAAATCCATGAATGATGTACTTGATGCATCAGTACCTAAACTTGATAAGCTTGGTCAGTTGTACTACGACACCAGTGGTGCAATAGATAAAACCAACAAGGGCCTTAAAACAAACGCAAAAGAAGCTAAAGATGCAGAGAATGCTGCAAAGAAAGCTGCTCAAGAGTCGAAAAAGCATGCTCAAGAATTAGAGAAGATCAATGAAGAACGTCTCAAAATTCAATATGAATATTCTGATAAGTCCAAACAAATTGAGATGGATTTGCAGAAGGAAATTGAGCGCTTACAGAAATACGGCATGAACCAATATGTGTCTGTAGCGATTCAGAAAGCGAATGATGCAAAACTCATTAGTGATGCCCAACTTGCTTATGATCTTTACTCCTTCAAGATGAATGAGCAAGAGAAACTTAACGCAAAAACTAAGATTGAAGGGCTCAGAATCCAGAAGAGTAGTGAATACAACGCAGAGGAAAAGAAGTCTCGTTTAAAAGCCTTAAAGGAACAATACGATTATGAAACTAACCTAATCAATCTTGCTGCCGAACAAAGAAAACGTGCTTATGAGCAGACTTATAGTAATTCACTAAGAGATATTCAACAGGCTAGAGCGCTCTTGGCAGCACCCAAAGGTGAACGTGAAGGTTTATCAACGCAGTTCGGGGAAAGTAATGCAATGTCTGATAATGACAATGCATTATTGAATGAACAAGATAACTTAAAAGCAAAACTAGCCAAAGGTGAAATTCTAACTCTTGAATACAACAAGCGTATTGAGGATGCTGTTAGGCTCCATGAAGAGAACAAATTCAAGATCCAAGAGGAGTATGCACAGAAATATCAAGATTTGCAGAAGGGTCAATATGAATCTCAGTTGCAAATCTGGTCCAGTCTTTTAAATCAAGGACAATCTGTGTGGTCTAATTTAACTCAATCAGTAAAGGATGCAAGTGGAGAACAATCCAAGCGATATAAAACTATGTTTGCTATGCAGCAGGCGTTTGCTATTGCATCAACCATTGTTTCTGCGCATCTGGCAGCTGCACAAACTACTGCTGATATTACACTTCCTTTCGTTGGTAAGGTTCCAGCAGCAACCGCAATTTTGGGATTTGGATATGCCCAAGCAGGTTTAATAGCAGCGCAAACAATCGCTGGATTCTCTTCAGGCGGCTACACAGGCAACATGGGCCGAGGTGATGTTGCTGGTGTGGTTCATGGTCAAGAATATGTACTTAATGCCGCAGCTACAAAACGCGTTGGTGTTGATACATTGAATGCCATTAACTCAGGTGGGAGTTTGGAGAGAAAGGAGCCAAAAGTAATCATCAATAATTACAGTTCAGAAAAGGTTGAAACTTCGACAAATTCGGATGGTGATTTGATGGTGACTATCGGTAAGATGTTGGATCAAAAAATTGACGCAGGTGTAGATCGTGGCATTCAGCGAAACCTACGCCAAGGCTATCCGTTAAGTAACGCAATTAAAGGAAGGTAATAATGTCTGAAGATTCAAATCAACATGCTCTAGATTTAGAGGATGCTTTAATAGGTAATATAAACATTCAAAATGCAGTTAATTTGAGTTTGGTCAAGTTTCTTGTTCAAAAGGGAATTATTGATTTGAGTGAATTTCAGGAATTCATGAAAGATCAAGAGTTTTTAATTAGGAAACAATTAAATCCAGAAGTTACAGAGGTATTTTCTAAGCAAATATCAGAAGCTTTTCAATACGCGGCCCTGAATCTGGCTGATGAGGATTAATCCGGCAAGAGCAGCGACAAGGCGGTTTATTGGCTAAATAGTGCCATAAATGGAAAATTATTAATTAATTGATTTTTCTATTTAAAGTGAGTTAAAAGTTAGTTCCCATTAACCAATAAGGAGGAAATATGGGAACTGATGTTAACCCAGTGGCATGGGATAATGCAGAACTGATGGCGTATGCGTTACTTGAGAGTGGTAAGGCAACGACATTGTTTGATTATCTAATACTATTTGGCTCTATTCTAGATGTAAATAGGCATGGACATCATTCTGTTTCAGGAACTGCAGATCTGGGTATACGCTTTAAAGTGGGAGAAAATGAGTTTGTCTATAATGACAAGCAGGAACCACATGTTGAGGCATTAACTAAAATACTATATGAAGTTTTTTACAAACATCAATCTTAAGTAAAAGTAAACCAAATAACCCTGCTTAGGCAGGGTTATTTGGTTTTAGGAGCTATAAATATGAAAGCAATAAAGTTTGAAAAAGTAGGCTATCAAACTGGTAATCATGATGAAGTAACACGTTTACTGGGCGGCACAGTAACCTATGTTGGTCAACGTGGAAGAGAGGCAAATAAGACTTATGAACGAGATGGGGAAACTTTCCCTATCCAATTCGATGATTGGCTTGTAGATATTGATGGTGTGATTCTTGTTTTGAACGAAAAGCAATATGAAGCTCTTAAATCGGTGGCTTATAAGCATATGGGGTTAGGTGAGGCGATTGCGCGGCATGTCAATGAGTACTTAAGTCAACAACAGCGACAAGGCGGTTTATTATCAAAGTAACCCACTCGAATGAGTGGGTTTTTTAATGGGAGTACAAAAGTGAAAAAGTACATTATGACTTTTCTGCTTGCTTTATTGATTGCTGTAGTTTTCTACATAAGTGCAAATTTAATTGATTTTAATCTAATTGAATATGCAACGGGTTTCGTCTTTGGATTGTCATTCACCCTCATTTTTAAAAAACAATCTAAGAGTTCTAAAGCTGCAGAGCTACTAAACAAACATGTAAAAGAATGGGCAGTTCGTGAAAGTAGGCGTGGGGGGTTATTTGCTCCAGATCAAAATACGCAGGATCTAGAAAGTTGCAAAAAACGTTTTAAAGACAGATCAGAAACTATGAAAATTGATTGGCCAAAAAATCATGAGCAACCTTAAATTCACTTTCGAATGCGACTTAGACGGAAATAGTAATACTCAGCGCTTTAATACGTTATCAAGCAAATTTGGTGACGGTTATGAACAAAACATTGCTGTAGGTATCAATAACCGAGCTGGTGAATGGACTTATCAAAGAACGGCTTATAAAGCTGAAATTATGCAAATCAAAGCGTTCTTCGATCAGCACAAGGGCGCGGACTCGTTTCTTTGGGATTCACCTTTAGATGGTGAGGTCCGAGTAAAAACAGGTGAATATCAACCCCGTTGTTTAGGTGGTGATGTTTGGCAAATCTCAACGACATTCACCCAAGTTTTTTACCCTTAATTTAAACCCCTTTAAAGCCCCTTTTTAGGGGCTTTTTTATGCGAGTAAGAAAATGACATATCAAACTGTAAATCTTGGAACGGCTCCTACTGGTGCGGGTGGGGATACATTTCGCTCTACTGGTGCAAAAATTAATGAAAACTTTACGAATAATACCCATGCAGCTAGTCGGTATGTAGGTACTGCTTCAGGGAATGTCATGGAGGTCGGTGCTTTTGGGCTGGGTAAAAATATGGTCCAATTATCCATGCCAAATGATTCAGATAATATGCTTGGATGCGGCTTTTACTATTATGATATTAACTCCTCAGCACAAAATTCATGGAAAGATGTCGGAACTAATTTTTTTGTGCTTCGTAGTAATTTTGCCAATAATCCCCTTGGTTTTGAGCTAGGGAATTTACCCTATAACAATGCTTACTATTTAAGATGCTCAACTCCAAATGCAACTCAAAAATGGAATACCCCTGTATTAATTAGACATTCAGGTAATACCACAATTGATTCAAACGGTTTTCTTAAAGCCGCCTCACCAATTGTTAAGCTATTTGCCAATAAAATTGAACCTAATGATGAAGCTGCTGAACAATCACTTACTTTTGAGAAATTAGGTATCGGCCATTATTTAATTAAAGGGTCTTCTGGCTTTGCAAAAGAGGGATGGTGGATAGAAATTCCGACCGATACTCACGGTAATAAGATTTGTGCAGTTGAATATCAAACTCTTGAAAATGGTGATCTTGAGATTAAAACATTCAAGAAAACTCTGAGTGAAGATGGAGATATTGTTGCGAATCTAGATGCACCAATTGAGATTCCGTCTAATGCAAATGGTGAGCCACGTTGGATTGATATTCGGTTAAACACAGTTAAACGACAAATTATTAGAAAGGTGCCACGCACTGAAAAGCAACCACGTATGGTTCAGCAAATCAAATATTCGATGCAACCAACTTTCATGACTCGTTTAACTGAACTCATTGATGATGAAGGTAAGGTTGTCATGGTAGATGGAAAACCATTCCAGAAAAAAGAAACTTATCTAGTCACAGACTCTTCAGGAATGGCAACTCTCACAAAACAACCTGTAATTAATGAAAATGGTGAACCTGTACTTGAATGGGTGCAAGCAGTTGATAGTGAAGGAAATCCTGTCTTTGACGATGTTCAAGTTAAAGATAAGGATGGTAACCCTATTTTTGATGAGGTAATCCATGAGTCTGAATAGTGATTTCCAGAAATTATATGTAGATGGTCTTATTCATCTATTTGAACTAGATGCCAGCAGCTTAGGTGCTGGCATCTTGCGCTTTCACGGCCATATATCATTTCAAGACTGGGAAAAGATTTATTCTTCCATCGGATCTGAGGGATTGATTGGTGCTGATTCTGGAAGTATAGGCAAAGTATTTGATGCAGGTGAACAAAAAGTCTGGAACCGCAATATTATCTGGAAGGGTCAAGTTTTTGAGCCTATGGCTTTGGAAGTATCGGGACTTGAACTTAGTTCAACTGGTAAAGCTTCAGCGCCGACATTGACAATGGCAAACAATATTAACGGTATTCAACATGCTGTTTCTGCTTACTGTTTGCAGTTTAAAGATTTTGCAGGGGCGAAGCTGAAAGTTATTACTACTTTGGCTAAATATCTAGATGCTGAAAATTTCACTTCTGGCAATCCTTTAGCATCGAACGAGTCTAAAGAACAAACTTGGTTTATAGAACAGAAAACATCTGAAAACGCCCAACAGGTAACTTTTGAGCTTTCTAACCCGATTGATTTTGAAGGTTTGAAAATTCCTGTACGTCAAATTACTTCTTATTGTAGTTGGGAATATCGCGGGGAAGAGTGTGGTTACACCGGGGCAGCTATGTTTACCGAGAAAGATGAGCCAACAGACAACCCTGCTTTAGATCGTTGCTCATACAGATTGTCTGGTTGTGAATGTCGATTTAGTAAAAACAAGCCTTTACCCTTTGGCGGATTCCCAGCTTCAAGCATGTTGTGAGGTCTTATGAAACTGACAGCAAAAATTAAAAAAGCAATCATGGCCCATGCTGATGCATGTTACCCGCATGAAAGCTGTGGGGTGATTGTCGAAAAGCAATATATTCCTTGTCGCAATATCGCTGAACAATCTGATCAGTTTGAAATACATCCCGAAGACTTGGCAAGTGCTGAAGATCAAGGCGAAATCTTAGCTTATGTGCACTCTCATCCAGATGGAACAACAAAAGCTTCGGAACTTGATCTGATTCAAATTGAATTACATCAAAAGCCGTGGGTAATTTGTTCGTATCCGGATCTTGATTTTCAAGTCTACGAGCCTTGCGGTTATCGCGCCCCTTTAGTGGGGCGTAATTATTTTCATGGCTGGCAAGATTGCTATGCGCTTGTACGTGATTTTTATAGTCGTGAATTGGGTGTAGAACTGAAGGATTTCGAGCGTAAAGATGCATGGTGGGAAGATAAAGATCATCCATCACTTTACCTTGAGAATTACGAAAAAGCAGGTTTCTTTGAAGTTGATACACCGCAGTATGGCGATATGTTGGTTTGTCGTGTTGGGCGTACCGAGCATCCTAATCATGCGGTAGTCTGGCTAGGAGATAATGGAGTTTTAAAATCTGAACAAACTGAGCATTGCATCGGTTCAAGTTTAATCCTTCATCATCCGTATAACCGTAAATCTGTGCGGGAAATATATGGTCAGCAATGGCATGAGCGCACTGTGAAAATCTTAAGGCACCGAGATGTTAAAAACAATTAAGTTGTACGGCATTCTAGGGCAAAAGTTTGGTCGTGAATTTAAGCTCGATGTCGCAAATACGCGTGAAGCCATGCGTGCTTTATCAGTTCAGATCGCTGGCTTTGAGCACTTCATGACACATGCCCATGAGCAAGGGTTGGCTTTTGCAATTTTTCTTAAAGGCAAAGGTTCAGGCAATAAGCGTGGCAAGAAGCGCCCAGCAATTTACGATCATGAAACAAAGCGCTTAATCACTGGTGACAATATCGGTGAAGAGCAGCTTGATATGTCTACTGAAGCCGACATTATTCACATTGTCCCGCGTGTAATGGGAGCTGGTGGTAATAGTGGAGTCTTACAATTAGTTCTTGGAGTAGTTCTGATTGTTGCAGGTGTGATGACTGGCGGTACGTCTTCAGCTTACGGTGTTGCATTAATTGGCGCTGGTGCAGGCATGGCTATGGGAGGTGTTGCTTCTATGCTCATGCCGAAAGCCCAAACTAATCAAAATCAAAACCAAGACGGGAACCGGGCAAACTTTGGTTTTGGTAGTGCGGTTACAACAGCCGCTCAAGGTTACCCAGTACCGATTCTCTATGGTAGACGTGAAGTCGGCGGCTTCGTATTAAGTGCTGGTCAATATCCAGAAGATCAGATGTAATTTTTAAGTTAGTTATAGGCGCTTTTTGGCGCCTTTTTTATTGCGTGGGATTTGATATGACAGCGATGGTAAAAGGCGCTAAAAAGGGAAATCAGCAACCAAGACAACCAGTAGTTGCACCGGACTCCGCACAATCTAAAACTTATATTAAAGAGTTGATTGGTCTAGCGGAGGGTGAGGTCGAAGGATTAGCAAACGGCTATCAATCAATTTTGCTTGAAGATACTCCGTTGCAAGATGAAAACGGCAACAAGAACTTTGATAACGTCACTGTTAATTTTAGATCCGGAACGAACGATCAAGAATACATTGAAGGCTTCCCGGCAGTTGAAAATGAAATCCCGATTGACGTAGAGCTTAAATCATCTACACCTTGGGTACGTTCTTTTAACAACCTAGATCTTGATGCAGTACGTTTACGTTTACGTTGGGGGCCACTACGCAACCAAGACCCAACAACGGGTGATGTTACTGGCTATACCATTGAATACGCGGTGGACTTGCAAACTGATGGCGGAGCATGGTCAGAAGTATTAAGAGCAAAAATTTCAGATAAAACATCTGATAATTATGAGCGTCCACATCGTATTGACTTACCCAAAGCCGATTCAGGCTGGCT